ATAGTAATTGTACTATGTTTTATATGTAGTATGTTATTAGTAGTAGTAGGCTATCCATTTTTGGGTTGGTTGCTAGGTGTGTATGCGATATTAAGAATTGCATATAGTTTTATTAAATTAGAGGATAATATATTATGAGTAATATAAGTAATTGGACTAAGCTACTTAGCATATTAAATAATATGCCTTTAGATGGGTGTTATGATGATATAATGAGTAGACAAATAAAAAATAGAGAACTATTAAAAGAAGTAATAAAAAATTTAGAGGGGAATAATAATGACTAGAAAAGATTATATAAAATTTGCTGAAAAATTTAAGCAATTAAAACAAGATGTTAAAGGTAATTATATTGCTGAAGCCCACTTGCAAGATTTTATAAATGAAACTATGGATATTTTTTATCTTGACAATAGCAATTTTAATAGTACACTATTTACAAATTATATTAATAAATAAAATGAGAGGAATAAAAGTATGGCTAGAAGATTTATAAATATCAAAGGTCAAAGGCAAATGTGTTATGACAGAATAAACTTTGCCGAGCAAATAGTTAATGAAGATACTAGAAGTATTGATACTAATTATGAAAGTGATTTAGTAAATGCTTTAAAATATCCTTACAATATTATTAAATTAGAAAATGAGAGGTATGATGTATGACTGTAAAAGAATTAATAAATTATTTAAATAAGGTAAGTGATAAAAATAAAAATGTTTTGATTAGTAGTGGTTGGGAATATTCACCACCACCAGATGAAGCATTAAAAGAAATACAGTTTAATAATAATACTAATGAATTAATTTTAAAAGGTAAAGGGAGTAATAATAATGACTAGAAGTTTAGATTGTTTTGATGTAAATGGTGAGCCTAAATATACTAGGCTTAAATATAGACACCAATTAATATCTTATGTATGGGAAAGATTTAATTTTGGACAGAGAAAATGGTTGTCTACTATACTAAAAATGTATCAGTTAAGAAATGAAGAAGATATAAATATGTCTACTGATTGGGAAGATGTTTATGAGAATGGATTTTTTGATAACATATCTCAAATAAGAAACCTTAGACATTTACTTACTAATAGAATTAGTGAGTATAGATTTAATAGTGAGAGTAGTGAATTTATAGCTGAAAGTAAATTAAGTAGACACATACATAGAAAATTCCAATCTATTGAAGATTGGTTTTATGATGAGATGTATTGTGATGAGTATGCTTATTGTGAGGGGTGTGATGATTATGTAAATCAAGATGATTATTATGGTGGTGGCTATTGTCATTCATGCGAGGAATATAATGAGCAAAATTCAGAAGATTATGATGATGAGGATTGTAATCCAGATTATGAGCATGAAAGATATTGTTCCAACTATTCATCAAGAGTAGAAGATGAGATATCACCTAAGTATCTACCAAGTGAGAATGTAGACACCAACTTATCGAGAAGTAAAGACACTTGGTATGGGTTGGAATGGGAAGTTATGGCAAGGAATAGTATGCCAGATGATTTTCCTCAAGTCTTAACCAATGAAAATGATTGGTTTATGTGTAAAAAAGATGGCTCACTTGATGAGGGTAATGGTGGCTTTGAAATTTGTTCAGCCCCTAGTTCATACAAATTCTTAAAAGACAGATTGCAAAAATTATTCCATAGTGATTATTGGTTAGATGAAAATGGTAATACTTATGTAAAGGGTTGGAATACAGGGTGTGCAGGTATTCACTTACATATCAGTAGACGAGCATTGACACCTTTACAAATTGGAAAGATGTTAGTATTCGTAAATGCTAAAAAGAACAAGAGATTTATTGAGGATATCGCTGGTCGTTCAATGGGTAGGTGGTGTCAATCACATGAGAAAAATTTGTTAGACGGAACGGAACGAGATAGTGATAGATACCAAGCTGTCAATACAAGTAATAGAAATACAGTCGAACTAAGAATTTTTAGAAGTAATGTAAGTGAGAATGGATTGATGAGGGTGTTAGAATTTACTGACGCATTTGTTCACTTCTTAAAACAATCTTCTATGAATAGTGTATCTTATAAAGACTTCATGAGATACATGAAAAAACCAGATGTAAGAGCTAACTATCCTACATTCTGGGCATGGTTAATTACTAATGGTTATGTTGTAGGCAATCCTAACAGAAGTGTATCACAACAATTTGAGAGTGTTAGTAATCAATAAACTTTAACTTTAATATAAAAAAAGGAAGGAATAAAATATGTGTTTAATTATACAAGCTAAAAATCCAAGTACACTTGATTTAGATTTAATGGAGTGTGCATACGAGAATAATTCTAATGGTTTTGGAATTATGTTTTACAACAAAGGCAAGATACATACTCACAAGATAGTACCAAAAACTTTTGATGATATCAAAAAGATGTGGTCAAAGTATAGTCATCTTGATATCAGTATGGGGTTGCATTTCAGATTTACTACTGTTGGTGATACCAAGAGAAGTTTATCTCACCCATTCAAAGTCTTAACAAAGGGTGTCAATGGTAGTGATAGAGATTTATTTGTCATGCACAATGGGGCAAGATTGCCAACACCAATAATTGATAAGGATAAATCTGATACTCATCAGTTTATCAAGTGGGTTATCAGACCTCAACTTGAGAACAATCCTAATCTACTATACAATGCCGAGTGGGTTGAATCTCTTGAGGAATTGATAGGCTCGGACAAGTTATTGTTTCTCGATAGTAAGACACAAGAGTTTACTATCATCAATCAAGATGAGGGCAAAGATGTCAAGTCTATTGGTTGGGTATCTAATACCTATTCAATCAGTCGAGGTGTAGGCTTTGACTATGACATTGACAAAGGTACTAAAGTTGTTCAGAAAAAATCTGGTTGGTTATCTGACTATGATAATTGGGGTAATGTATCTAATTATGGTAAGTATCAAAGAAATGATTATCTATATGATGATAGCTACTATGATGATGATATATCTTTTCACATGGATATGTACGATAAAGGTAATGAGATACAAGATAAACACCTTATCGGACTGACTGTTGATGAGACAATAGAATTGTGTGAAGCTAATCCAATAGGTGTTGGAATATGGTTGCATGATATATGTAATGAAACTAAAACTAAAACAAAGGTAGGATAATATGAAACCAAATAAAAAAAATAAAAAACAACTTGACATTTTCGATGAGTATGTTATACTTGATAAAAATGTAGATGAAAGTTTATCTGGATATGATGATGAAACTTTGATTGACATTTACAATGAGGTAAGTTATAATGACGAAAGCTACGATTGAGAAACGAGGAACTCGATATTATTATGAGGGTGTCGAGGTTGATGAGCCTGTCAAAGTAGTAGACAAAAGGTGTCAACGCAAGTATGGTCATACCAACTGGGCAAGAATGGGAACTGTATCTGATGAGGTACTATCTAAAAATTCTTATGACTATGATGAAGCAAAGGGTATAGTTTATTTTCATAGACCTATAACTATATTACCTTAACAAAATAACTTTAACAAAGGGGCAAGATATGAATGATGAATTACTAAAAACTATTACGATTAATTATTACAGACGAGAAGATAATAAGATAAGAGTAGAGACTAATGAAAAAAAATATACTGATAGTGGGAAACATAAACCTCATTATGAGAATACAAAAGTGGAGATAATATAATGGATACAAGTATAGAAAATTTAATAGGGTTAGTTTTCTTTTTAATAAAAATTTTTGAAGGGATACCTATATGAACCGATACATGTTCGCTATGTTTTTTATAGGCATAGTATGGGGTTGGGGATTGATTGCTATGACATCAGCAATATTAGATAGTCAATCTAAGGAAGTAGAGTATAGAGTTATGGAAGTGTTTCCTATCTCACCTATTATTCCTGTTGAAATTTATAAACTAGAAAGGAAGAAAGCAAGATGAGTGGAATAAAAAATTGGTTAATAGAAATGCAAGAGTACTCTCAATATTTATTAGAGAGTGCTACACCAGAAATAGCTAGAGAATTTTTCATAAACAAATATGGGGAGTCTCAAGCACATGTCTTTGATAAAGAATTATCCTTTGCAATTAGTGAGGGCATTGAAATATATGAGGGTAATCCTCAAATTTATGATGATGAATTCTTTGAAGAAGAAGATAGACTACAAGCAGAAAGGAATGATAAATGACAATAGTACAAGACTTAAAATTTGTTTATGACTCTGACCAAGACTATATCTGGAACTTTGACAAATGGTTGAGGTGGACTAACAGAGAGCATAGAAGATACAAAGAAGAAGAGTATACCTATCAACAAGGACTAATAGTTTTTGATAAATTATTTAAAAACTTAGACGGCAACAATAAAAGAGAGGTGAAGTAATGAGTATGTTAGAACATGATGAGTGGCTTGAAAATAGATACGAACAGTATCAAGAGTATATTGCTTTTGAATACGAGAAACATTTTTCAGATAACGAAATGAATATCATTAAACAAATTAGATTGGGGCAACTTTCTATGGATATTATACGAGAAGAGTTATTAGATTTCTTTACTGAAAATCCATTACCCTCTGATGAAGTACATGACTATACTGTATGTAGTGATAAAGAGATACTTGATAGACTAGATATAGATTTGGGAGGAATAATATAATGAGTGAGATAATAGTAATAGAAAGACTACGAGCTATCATAGATGAGTATAAGTATAAAAGAAATACAGACATACCTCACTATCGTATAGAACAAGTAATAAAAGATTATGATAGAGATGAAGAAAAATTTATTGATAATCTTTATAACAATATGACTTGACTTTTATAAACAGAAATGTTATAATGTTAAGTTTCCAATAACGAAAGGGAAGACCTATGCCTGCAAAAGGATTTAGTAAGTTCGACATTGACTTAAAGTACGGACAGATACGAGAAGATAAAGTCAGAGAAATGTTCGGTGATAAAACTATCGAAGTTAAAACTGAAAGAAACTGGTGGAAGAAAACTGGGAACATTGCTATTGAATATGAGTCAAGAGGTAAGCCTAGTGGTATAGATAAAACAGAGGCCGACTATTGGTTTCAAAGATTAGAGCTTGATGAGTCTGGAGAATTTTGTACATTAGTTTTCCCTACCCCTATCTTAAAAAAGATTGTAGATAAATACAAGGACAAGCTAACTAAAAATGTAGGTGATAACAATACTTCTAAGTGTGTTATGCTACCTATTAAAAAAATCTTTGATAAAGAATTTTATTGAGATGGATTTAAAAAGATTATTTAACAAGGATTTTCAAGAGTTTATGAGTGAGTATGTATCTTCTTCTTTAAAAGAAAAAGGTATTAATGTACAACGACGCACTCTGAATAAACTATTCAATGAGGTACAAACTTATTGGGTGTTGATAAAAAGAGGCGAGAGATTACATGATTACAATGATGATAAAAAATAAAATAAAAGATAGCTATGGTTCATTGGTGGACAATAAATCTTTTGATGAATACTGGGAAGAGTTTCACAAGATAGAAAAACTTTCTTTACAAGAATCTATTAGACAAAAAAAAGAAAGAGAAAATAAAAAAAAACTTGACAATAAAAAATAGATATGTTATAATATCTATATAGATTACATAGAGTATTAAAGATATTTAGTTGTTATTATAATAATTATAATAATAATAACTATTATAGAAAGAAAAATTATGAATAAAAAAAAAGATAATAAAGATTGGTTAGATGACCATCTACTTATTGATGGTGTTGACGTGGAAACCGCTAAACTAATCAAAGATAGATTAAGAGATAAATTAAAAGACGACAAAAAGAATTTATAAATAGGATTAGCTATATCCTGTTGATAAATAAAAAGTATTATACTGTTGACAATTACAATCGTTGATGTTATAATACATTCATTAATAAATAACATTAAAAGGAGAATAAACTATGGCTACAATTCAAGGCAAGGCATATTGGGCGTCTATTACTAGACCCAATACAACTTTTGACCCTGTTTATCAAATCGATTTAGCGATTGATGACGAGACTGCTGACCAGTTTTCAGCAAAGGGAATCACTGTTAAAGAAGATGAACGAGGCAAGGTAGTTAAGTTCAAGAGAAGAGTTAGTCGTGCTGATGGCACAGACAATCCTCAACCTAAGTTGGTGGACTCTTCTAAAAATCCTATCGATGTGTTGGTAGGGAATGGTTCAGATGTAAAGGTTATGTACAAAGAGTACGACTGGAACTACGCTGGTAAATCTGGCGTTGGACTTGACCTACAAGCAGTACAAGTTATCAGCTTAATTCCTTATGGAGAAGAGTTCGATAAGGTCGATGGGTTTGTTGCAACCGATAGTGTAGATGAATTTTAATCTATACTGGGGGCGACAACAATGGACAATACAAATAACTTTGTAAAGTTCCACGTATCATGTGGTGCTTGTGGAAGTAGCGATGCAAGATGTATCAATAGAGATGGTAGCTCTTACTGTTTTTCTTGCAAGACTTATTTCAAAGCACCATCTGATTTTGATGGAGAAGATTTAGATAATATAGAGGGCGACACAATGGTAATACAATCAGTACAGACTAGACCAACAATCATAGAAAATGTTGGTACATTTGGTGCTATCAAAGACCGAGCAATAGCAGAAGATACTGCTAAGAAGTATGGTGTTAAGATAGTTGCTAATGGTATGGGTCAAATAGATAAACATATCTATCCATACTATGACACTAAAGGTTCAATGATAGCTACTAAGACTAGGTATACAAAGAACAAACAATTTTCAATAACAGGTTCGACTTCTGAGTCTGGACTATTCGGACAACATCTTTTTAGTGGTGGTAAATATGTGACCATAACTGAGGGTGAGGTTGATGCTATGTCAGTATACCAACTACTAGGTAGTAAGTATGCAGTAGTTAGTATTAAGAATGGAGTAGCATCAGCAGTTAAAGATATCAAGAAGAGCTATGATTGGCTTGATAGTTTTGATAATATCGTTATCAACTTTGACAATGATGATGTGGGTAGAGAGGCTAGTGTAAAGGTAGCCGAGTTATTTGCACCATCAAAAGCTAAGATACTAAAACTGCCTGAGGGCTACAAAGATGCGAATGATTTACTAAAGGATAATAAGTATCAAGAGTACATCAAATCGTGGTGGAATGCCCCTGTTTATGCCCCTGACGGCATCATTAAAGGCGAGGCTTTACTAGAAGATGTCCTTGCCCCAGTCGTAAGGTCAACTGTTAGTTATGGTTGGAAAGGTTTAGACGAAATGACCTATGGTATTCGTAGTGGTGAGTTAGTAACTCTTACTGCAGGCACAGGATTAGGTAAGACAGCTGTCGTTAAAGAGTTAGTATACAATCTATACAAGAACACAGACTCAATGATTGGTATGATTATGCTTGAGGAAAGTCCTAAGATAACAGCATTAGATATCATGAGTGTTGAGGCTAACCTTCCTCTTCGTAGACCAGACATTCACATTGGTGCAGAAGAAAAGAAAGAATACTTTGATAAGACTATTGGCTCTGGTAGGTTTTATTTCTACAAACACTTTGGTTCTAATTCAGTAGACAATATTGTATCACGAGTTAGATATATGGCTAAGGCTTTGGACTGTAAGTACATTGTACTTGACCATGTCAGTATGATTGTATCTTCTCAAGAGTATGGTGATGAGAGGAAAGCTCTTGATGAAATCATGACTAAGCTAAGAGTCTTGGTAGAAGAGACAGACATATCATTAATCATTGTCTCACATCTAAGAAGACCAGATGGTAAAGGACATGAAGAAGGTGCAGCCACTTCCCTATCACAACTAAGAGGTTCAGCTTCTATCGGTCAGCTATCTGACATGGTGATTGGATTAGAAAGAGATGCACAACATGATGATGTACATGTGAGGAATACAACATGTATCCGTGTACTTAAGAATAGATTTGTAGGTATGACTGGCCCAGCTACATACTTATATTATGATAAAGATACTGGTAGGCTTAGTGAAACAGAGAAGCCTATGGGTAATGAACTAGATGAACTTTAAAAGAGGCGACAACAATGAAGAAGAGATTGTTTCTAGATATAGAAACTCCGATGATAACTGGAGGCATACTACCCAATAAGATATTTCTTATTGTAGGTAAAGATGCTGAGAGCAAAGAGATATTTTCTTTTACTGAGGATAAGTTAGAAGACTTTAAAACTTTAGTCAGTAGCTATGATGAATTCGTAGGTCATAACATAATTGGTTTTGATGCACCAGTTATTAACAAAGTGTTAGCTATTGACCTACATCAACAGGGTAAAGTGATTGATACATTAATACTGTCTCGGTTATTCAATCCTGTACGAGAGGGTGGACACTCTCTTAAATCATGGGGAGATGCTCTGAGGTTTGACAAGTTAGACTTCAAAGATTTTTCTCAGTACTCTGATGAGATGCTAACTTACTGTGTCAGAGATGTTGAAGTCACGGAGAAAGTATTAACTTATTTGATAAGAAAGTATCCAGACTTTTCTAAGGAAGCAATTAGACTAGAGCATGATGTCTCTAGAATAATTACACAACAAGAAAGAAATGGTTTTCTTTTTGACATGGGTAATGCTCATCTTCTTCTTGGTAAGTTAAGAGAAAAGATAAATGAAATAGAAATAAAAGTTAAGGAAAGATTTATACCCTTACCTACCTTTGTTAAACAAGTTATACCTCGTCGTCGTAAAGACGGAACACTAAGTACGGTTGGACTAAATAGTCTGGGACAGGGGTGGGTAAATGTTATGGGAGAATTTTCTCTCATAGAAATGAAAGAGTTTAACCTAGGAAGTCGGCAACAAATAGGTAGATATCTACAATACTTTGGGTGGAAACCTACAAAGTTTACAGACAAGGGTCATATAATTGTAGATGAAAAAGTTCTTGAAGGTGTCAAAGATATACCTGAAGCAGAACTAATAAGAGATTTTCTCTTACTGCAAAAAAGAATAGCTCAAGTTAGTTCTTGGGTTGAGGCAGTAGCAGAAGATGGGAGAGTACACGGAAGAGTAATAACTAATGGTGCTATTACTGGTAGAATGAGCCATCAGTCGCCCAACATGGCTCAAGTTCCTGCAGTGTATTCTCCCTACGGAAAAGAATGCAGAGGACTATGGGTAGTACCAAGCGGATACAAACTAGTGGGAGTAGACGCAAGTGGTTTAGAATTAAGAATACTTTCTCACTACATGAACGATAAGGAATATATAGATGCTATCATTAATGGAGATATACACACTACAAATCAAAATCTTGCAGGTCTTAGCACAAGAGACCAAGCAAAAACTTTTATCTATGCCTTCATATATGGAGCAGGTGACGAAAAACTCGGAACTATCGTCGGAGGGAATAGAAGCGATGGGAAAAAGATTAAAGATAGATTTCTCAGAGGTACTCCAGCCCTTGCAAGTTTTAGACAGCGAGTGGGAAAAGCTACTGGAAAGGGTTGGCTCAGAGCAATCGACGGAAGAAGACTCATCATCAGAAACAGACACTCCGCCGTCAACACCTTAATACAAGGTGGAGGTGCTATTGTAATGAAGAAGGCACTCATCTTACTAGATGATTATGTAATACAAAATAAATTAGAGGCTAGACCAGTGGCAAATGTTCATGATGAATTTCAGTATGAAGTTCTTGAAGAACATGCAGATGACTTTGGTAAACTCGCAGTTAACTCAATCGTAAACGCAGGCATCGAATTAGGTATTCGATGTCCATTAAATGGAGAATATAAAAGTGGAAACAACTGGCAAGAAACACACTAAGACTTTAGATACTTTAGTTGAGGACATTAACAATGTACTGACAGGTATCTCATCAGGAATTAAACCTGATGTTAAAGAAGAACAAATAGATAAGTTCTTAGAAAATACTAAACTGGCTTTACTTGATTGGCTTGAGCCTCGTAAGAGTTCTGGCAAAGGATTGAGAATGTCTATCATTGGTAGACCTGCTCGTCAACTATGGTATGATAATAGAGTAGATAAAAAACAAGAGATACATGACCCTTCTACACAACTAAAGTTTTTGTATGGTCATATGCTTGAACATTTACTATTGTTTCTTGTTGAAGTATCTGGACACACAGTTACAGACCAACAAAAAAAAGTAAAGGTTGGAGATGTAGTTGGTCATATGGACTGTAAGATAGATGGTGAAGTTGTTGATGTTAAGTCAGCATCACCAATGTCATTTAAAAAATTTAAGACTGGAAGTTTATATGACAACGACCCCTTCGGATATGTTGCTCAACTTGCAGGATATGAACACAATGAACCAAGCAGTAATGGTGGTTTGTTTGCAGTAGATAAATCATCAGGCGAGATTGCATTGTTTAGACCAGATGAACTAATGAAACCCAATGCAGAAGAATTAATTAAAACTTTAAAGGAGAAAATACAAAGTGAAGAACCACCTGAAAAATGTTATCAACCGATTCCACATGACAAGACAGGGAATTATAAACTTCCTGTCGGGTGCGTATACTGTTCTCATAAGTTTCTTTGTCATAGTGATACTAACGAGGGTCGTGGACTTCGAGTATTTAAATATGCCAACTCTAATGTGTTCATGACTACGGTAGCGAACACTCCAAAAGTAGAGGAGATAACTAACAATGAATAGAAAAAAAATAAAAGTGTTAAGACGTAGAGCTAAACATATATTAGTTGAATGGTTACAGTCTTTACTTCCAGACGAAGAAAAAGATAAAGTTAATATTAATACTATTCTTTATTTAATGCCTAAGCAAACTCATTACATGCACAACTTTCAAATATATCAAAGTGCTTGGTCATTTAAATGGGTAATGAAAAGATTAAAATTAAATCCTCATTGGACTTTTAAAGAGATTAATGAAAGTTCTTTACCTAGTGCAAGACAATTAAGTAGACAGGACACAGATGACTAAGTATCGTTCTAAGTTTGAGAAGACTGTTGTTACTGGTCTTCAAAAGAAAAAAATAAAATATAAGTATGAAGAATATATTATTAAGTTTACTCAGCCTGCTATTGACAGAACATATCTTCCTGATTTATATTTTCCTAAGACAGATATTTTTGTAGAATTAAAAGGTGTCTTAAAACTAGAAGATAGAAAGAAACATCTATGGATAAAAGACCAAACAGATTATGATATTCGTTTTTGTTTTATGAATGCGAACAATAAAATTAGAAAAGGTTCAAAGACAAGCTATATAAACTGGTGTGAAGCTAATGATATTTTATGGTGTGACAAAGAGATACCTTTAGATTGGATGAAGTAATGAAGATAACTAAAGACAATGCTTACATTATACTAACACCTGACACACCTAATGAGGGTGATGTCGGATTAGAAATGATAAACTATACTGACAACCCTAACATAGATACCTTAGCTTATGGTATCAAATGGTTAGTAACTCAAAACCCTGAACTAGTATATTACATAGGGGCAAGAGAAATGGAATACGAAGTAATTAAATCAATGCAAAAAGGAAAGGAAGAACCAGATGAAGACCCAAGTCTACACTAAACAACTAATAGAAAAAGCAAAACTAATTGTCTCTACTGATAGAGAAAAAACCCACGGAAACAAACAGATTAATCATGATAACATAGCTAAGATGTGGTCAGCTTATCTTGATATACCAATGAATGGTCTTGATGTTGCACTAATGATGACCTTATTAAAGGTTGCAAGAACTAAAGCAGGCTCACATAACCCAGATGATTACGTTGATATGGTTGGTTATAGTGCTATTGCTGGAGAATTAGCAGAGAAAGGAAACAACAATGTTAAGTAATCAATTACCAACTACCTATCAACAATTTATTCATGCCTCTAGGTATGCTAGGTTTGTTGAAGAACATAAACGCAGAGAGTCTTGGAGTGAAACAGTCACTAGATACTTTGACTTTATGCAAGAACATTTAAAAGAAAACAATAAGTATAATTTACCTAAAGAGTTACGCACCGAATTAGAAGATGCTGTTTTAAGTTTAAGTATTATGCCTTCTATGAGAGCACTCATGACTGCAGGTAACGCACTTAAGAGAGACCATACTGCAGGTTATAACTGTAGTTATATTCCTATCAATGATGTTAGAAGCTTTGATGAAGTTATGTATATACTACTATGTGGTACAGGAGTAGGCTTCTCAGTTGAAAGAGATTATGTTGAAGAGCTTCCAACAATTGCAGAAGAGTTTGAAAATACTGATACTATAATTGTAGTACAAGATAGTAAAGCTGGGTGGGCTAAAGCTTTCAGAGAATTAATTGCTATGTTATATGGCGGACAAATTCCTAAGATAGATGTAACAAGAATCAGACCTGCAGGAGCTAGACTAAAAACTTTTGGTGGTCGTGCTAGTGGGCCTCAACCTCTTGTAGATTTGTTTGACTTTGCAATTACCACATTTAAAAACGCCACAGGTAGAAAGCTTGACGCTCTTGAGTGCCATGATTTAGTCTGTAAAGTTGGGGAGGTTGTTGTTGTAGGTGGTGTTAGACGTAGTGCTTTAATATCTCTAAGCAATATACAAGATGACAGAATGAGAAATGCTAAGAGTGGTTCTTGGTGGATGACCGAACCACAAAGAGCACTATCAAATAACTCAGCTTGTTATACTCGTACCCCTGATATGGCTTTATTCATGACAGAATGGAAGTCATTGTATGATAGTAAGTCAGGTGAACGAGGTATTTTTAATCGACAGGCGGCTAAAGATAAAGCCGAACAGAGTGGTCGTCGTGATATTGACCATGATTTTGGTACCAATCCTTGTTCAGAAATTATTCTTAGACCTTATCAGTTTTGTAATTTAACTGAGGTTGTAGTTCGTGCTACTGATAGTGAGAAAGACTTAGTAAAAAAAGTAAAACTTGCTACGATACTAGGAACATTTCAATCAAGTCTTACTGACTTTAAGTATATAAGAAAAATATGGAAATCTAATACCGAAGAAGAAAGATTACTTGGTGTATCTTTAACTGGTATTATGGATTCAACTGTAACTAACAAACCTAAAGATGGTTTTCTTAATGAGCTTAAGCAATCTACTATTGATACTAATAAAGAGTTTGCTAAGAAACTTAAGATACCACAGTCAACTGCAATCACTTGTGTAAAACCTAGTGGTACAGTAAGTCAGTTAGTTGATAGTGCTTCTGGTATACATACTAGACACAATCCTTATTACATTCGTACTGTAAGATGTGATAAGAAAGACCCTTTGACTCAGCTTATGATTGATAAGGGTGTACCACACGAGCCTGATGTAACTAAACCTGATTCAGTTATGGTGTTTTCTTTTCCTACTGAATCACCAAAGGGTTCGATAACTCGTAATGATAAGACAGCTATAGAACAATTAGAACTATGGTTAAAGTATCAACGAGAGTGGTGCGAACACAAGCCTTCTGTGACCATTAGTGTTAAAGAACATGAGTGGATGGAAGTTGGAGCATGGGTGTATAAACATTTCAATGAAGTATCTGGAATTAGTTTCCTTCCTTATACTGACCATGTATACAAGCAAGCTCCCTATCAAGATATAACAAGAGAAGAATATCTTGAATGGAAAAAAAAGATGCCTAAAACTATAGACTTTTCTTTACTAAGTGAATACGAATCCGAAGACAACACTACAGGTTCACAAGAACTTGCGTGTACTGGTGGAGTGTGTGAGTTGGTAGACACCACACAAGAGATAGCTTAGATGAAAAAGAAAATTATAAAAGAAGGAGTTATTGCTAGCTATAGTGTGCTAGTTAATAACAAAGGGGAGCTGATATCAGAAGTGTCAGCTCTTCCTGAAAAGAAAGCAGACATAATGACTGAAACATTTAAAAGGAGTGAAGAAGAAAAACAATTTTATATTCAACTTGTCAAAGAACTTAAGATAAAGTTTAATGAAATAGAAAAATGGATACAAAAATATATAACTTCTATAAATTAATTATGAAAACATTTGTATACGGTACATTAAAAAAAGGAAAAAGACTTCATTCTATTATTGAGGACGCAACTTTTATGGGAACACATGAGACTAAACAATCTTTTGATATAAAAGATTACGCTAATGGTGCTTTCCCTATTGTGTTCTTACCTAAAGACGATGGGTATAAAATAAAAGGTGAGTTGTATGATTTAGATAGTAAGAGTATGAGTTATGTTTGGAGTTTAGAAACAGGTGCAGGTTATTCTCCTGTTGAGATAGATGTAGGAGACCATACTGCAGTTGCATTTATATACCCTCAGTTTGCTGAGAGCTCAGCTATTGAGGTAACTGATAAGTATATATCTACTAGTAATGATGTTAAGGAATGGACTGGAGTTTAAGATTATTTATTAGCTTTTTTCTTTAATCTTTTAAAAATTTTTGTAATTTGTTTATCAAGTTTTTCATGCATGTGTTGTTGTTCATGTTGCATTTTTAAAACTTCTTGTTGCAAATTAATTGTAGATATTAAGTTCCAACTAATTAAAGCCATCAATCCTAGAAGAGCTACTCCTATAACTTTTTCTGCTAAATTCATTTAATAATTTTTTCACAATGTTTGACACCAGTTTGGTCTACTGAAAATTCACATTGCTCTAGCGTACAAGTATATTGTACTTGATTGCCTGAGTTACGCTCAGCTAAACGCTTAGCCGCTAAGCATGTGCTAAGGTTGTCCTGGTGATACCAACCTTCTATATTTTTATTACCGCCATCATAAACGTACAAGCTAAGTATTATAACTGTTTCAATGAGCCCCATTCTTTCTCTCCTCTAAATCTATAAGTCTATCTTCATGGAATTGTATAATCATTTCGTTTTTAAGTATCAATGGAATCTCTTGTTCCATTTGTTCTTTTAATTTTTCTACATTACCTGATAAATATTCTACCAACATATAAAGTTCTTGTATTTGTGGTGATACCATATCACCTTTAGGTACACCTTCTATAAACTGATTGGCTGATGTTATGTCTTTCTCCATTAACTGTAAGGTAGTTTCAATAGAGTTAAGTCTTTCAACAATAGTAAAGTAACTCATCGTACCAATTGCAACAGCTGCAAGTATAGCTAATAGATTTCTTGCAGGTAATGATATCTGTGTTGAGTCTGATAGCTTCATACAACTTCGCCATACCTTGACTCACAATAAAATTCAAAACCTGTCATGTCATCACCATACTCAATAAGGTGTGGAGCTAACAACTCAACCTTATTATCAGTGATAAATTCCCAACACGACCAAGTATCGTTAAATGATTTTAATTTATACTCTCTACTGTGTTGTTCTCCACCAGTAAATGTTAACATAATAGTTATAACAAAGTACATCATTTTTTAACTAAACTTCCTCCAAAGTATAGACCAATAATTGCCGCCACTAAATTAGTATCAAGTGGTGTAATTACAATTCCAGGTGCTGCCATTGGTACCCATTTCATTATCTCTTTACCTTCTGTAAGGAATAAGAATCCAGGTTTAAACTCAAGATATCCTACTATTATTTGTACTTCTGGTGCAAATATAGGAATAAGTTTAGGCAATACAACAATAGAAAAAATTGCAGTTAAAGCAATGATACGTCTTGTCCATTGAAACCCTGTGTTCTCATACTCTCTTGCCGATTTAAAACCTTCTTGTTGAACAGCATTTCTTTCTATAAGAAGTTTTTGTTCTGATTCTTTAGCTTTAATTTTCTGTGACCATATGCTCATGACTCCACCAAGTACGGTAGAGCCAAGCATGGTAATCATTTCAAATGGTATACCCATAATATTACCTACTTAAGTATAACAGCAATGACTGCCACTACACATATAGCTAAAGCTATTTGTTTATGTTTAGGCATAGACATTACTTTATCTTTAATCCAATTTAGTTTTTCCATATAGTTCTCCTTTGTTAATTTATAAAACTCCTGCCCCACACATGAGTGTTATTTTATTTTTATTGTCTTACTCTTCTTCTCTTCTGGAAGGTTAAGCTTCATCTTAATTAAAAGTATGCCGTCTTTAAACTCTGCATCTTTAACTTCAAGATGTTCTGCAAGAGTCCACTTCCTAGTGAAGGCTCTCTTTGCTATTCCTTTGTGAAGAAAACTTTCCTCTTCGTCTTTTGATTCTTTAGAAGCTGATATAGTTAAGACATCTTCTTTGACTTCTACATCGATATCACCTTTAGTGAATCCTGCTAAAGCCATTTCCAATTCATAACCATCAGTACCTAGCTTACGAATATTGTAAGGTGGGTAACTTGGTGCTTCAAAGTTTGACATTGAAGACAGTTGGTCAAAGATAGAATCAAAGCCGACTGTTAAGTTTTTAAATGGGTCTGCATTAAACATCAGACCTCTTCTTGTTGTTGTAGGTATATTCATAATTAACTCCTTTCATTAAGCAAGTTATTGTTGTTATTGTTGTTGTCATCTAGAGTGCTACCTATAAGCCACTCCAAATATTTATCGGCCTCTATCTAGTAGACCACCTTTTTTAAAGCTGACTCCAAACGTTGGGGTAATTTTTCCATCATTAGTAACTTGAACTCCACCTGTAATATCTTTACCAAAAAGACTTCCAAGATTTTTACTTACACCAATTGAACCAGTATCTTCTCCAAAATTATATTTTCCTGTTACATCAATACCTTTTATGTTAGTACCAAAACCACCTACTACATCTGTTTCAGTTCCTTTAAAATTTAAATCCCTTACATTTTCAGCAGATAAAGTGTTTTGAAGTCCTACAGAAACAACACCAGGTAGACCACCTACTTGTCCATACGCATTAAAATTTGTACCTGATAAAAGACCTTGATTAAATGCATTTAATGTAGACTGCACAGGGCTTCTTTTAAAATCTGTATTTTTAAATGAATTAATAGAAGTACCATATAAATTATAATTAAGTTTAGATTTTATTTTAGAGGCAACAGCTTTTGTTTTTGATGGTACTTTTTTAGTAAGAATATTTTGACCTTGTTTTTTTAGATTACCTAAAAAGTTTCCACCAGTTTTTTTAGTTGGCCCAGATATATCAGCCATAGTAGGTCTACTACTAGGAGTATTAGTACTAGTAGTACTAGGAGATTTTTGAGCAACTCTACTACTTCTACGTCCTTTTCCTGGACCACCAGGAGTTTGTCCTTGTTTACTATTATTACTTTTATCTCTGTTATTACCACCTGGATTGCCACCATCTCTAGCTCCACCTCTACCACGACCAGCACTACCCATACCAGAAGCACCTGCTCCACTATCAGCACCACCACCATATCTAAACCCAAGTCTAGTCATCTCTTCTTTACTAGGTTTTCTTATTGGTAAGTTAACTTCTTCTTTTTTTTCTTCAGCCATTTTCATTAAAGCTTTAGACACAGCTTCAAATCTTTTAGTTATCCCACCTAGCTTGCCATTTTTTTTAGCTTCTTTATATTCATCGTTGTTTAAAAATTCTTTAGCTGCGTCTTTGTATCTACGTTTATTTATAAGAGCACGAGTAACATCACTCTGACCTATTGAACCTCTATAGTACTCACTAAAGATAGCTTGTTGTGCGTCTTCAGGAAAGTTTTTAAAGTCAGGAAGAAGAGCATTAACTTCTTTTAATCTTACTTCTATATCTTGTTGTAATAATTTTTCCGCATCTTCTTTATCTATTCTATCAACAGAAATGTTACCAGTTCTACCATCAATTAATAAATGACCATAACCTACTGTATCATAACCCTTTGTATCTTTATAAGGCTCAAGTCGTAGTCCTTCTGCTTGTCGAATATTTTCTTTAAACTTTTCAGCATCTATGTTAGCTCCTTTGTTAGCTTTAATACTACCAAAATATTCCTCTGTATTTAAAGGACTTTTTCTAGAATAAGTACTGCCACCATAGTTAGTAATAGAATCGTTAGCAGTATTAATAGTACCATACATCTTGTCTCCTACTTTCATAAACTCATCCATTTTTCTACGTCTATTAGTAGGTACTGATGCCGCTAGCATTCCAAATTGTGCTAATGTTTTTTTACTTGACATTTCCATATTAATTATTCCTTTGTTGTAATCTTCTTGTAAGTTCTTTAACATACCCACCTTGATTAAACATTCTTGTTGATTCATTTCCTTGTTTAATATCTTCTTTAAAGTTAGGGTCTCCTTTATATACTAGTCCTGGTATACCTAATCTACTTAAAGCTGCTCTAACAGTAGGAAGAGGAAGAGCTTTAAAAAAACTTCTCATCATTTTATCATAAGCACCTGGAGTACCAATTGCTGTTTGAACGGGGAATTGAAGACCAGCTTGAAATATATTTTTAGCAATAGAAGTACCAGGAAAAAACTCTAAAGGATTTTGACTACCTGGACCAACTAATTTATTAACTACAAAAGTAGGTAACCAACCCATGTTACCTGAAAGATTCATAGAGTGTGCTGCCCAAATACCTGCATCATCATCTATATTTGTTTTAATTTCACCATATTTTACAAACTCTCTGAGATTATAAATAGCTCCATAAACTGCCAATGCTCCTGTCATTCTAAACAACTGTGCTTGTTCACCACTTTCTGCTTTAGCTATTAAAGCATTTGTTTGTGCTGACTTAGCCATAGCCCAAGAACTAAACTGTCCTATAATTCTTACCCAAGGGTCTCTACTTTGTGTAAAAAGTAATCTATTTCCTACTGTAGGAATAATTGCATCTCTATCTGCAGACTTTAAACCAATTTTATTTAGAATAGATTTAGTAGTACTATTAGCTAGTGCATCATCTAAATTTTTAATAGAACCTAATTTTATTATGTCATCAAAATTATTAATACCTAAAGTACTTAAATGATTTAAATCTTCTACTGTTATTTTATCTATATTTTTTAAATCTTTAATAGACTTTCCACCACTTGCTTCTACTTTTAAAGCAATAGCTCTAGCAGTTTTATGCCCATCTACTATTCCTACATTAAAAGCATAACGTCTAGATAAATTAGTTATACCTTCTAAACCTATTAGTTTAAAAAATTTTTCATTGCTCTTACCAATTAAATCAATATACCTAGCTGATTTTTGACCACCCAACTCTGCACCTTCTCCTCCAATGTAGACGTCTTTTAAAAGTTGTCGTGCTACCTGTCCATGATATAACTCTAGTGCTTCTGCTCCACCTTTTTCTTTACTAGTTCTTCCACTAGTTCTTGCTATACCTTGTATCCAAGAACCAAAATGTCTACTATTTTGAAATGGTTGTACTAAATCACCAAGGTTAGCTATTGTAACTTTGTCCATCATAGTTAAGTTAGCTAACGTAGAAAGAGTAGCTACTATATTTTTTGTTACTGGACTACCGTTTTTACCAAATCTTCCAAACAATGAATTAGTACTATTAATAATAGCTTCTTTATCACTTTGTAATTTTCTTGCAAGGTTAGCATCAAGGTCACTTAATTTTTTAACTCCACCTTGTTTTAAATATTGTTCATCTAATCTTTTAAAATAAGTTCTTAACAACTGTCCTTCAGGACCAAACTTTCTAGCAAATTCTACAGACTGAACACTTTTTTTAGTTAAGTCATTTAACACTGCACCTATATCATTAACTAACCATTTTTCTATTACTTTTTCTACATCATCATAAGAACCTTGAAGTACTCTTTCTTTATTAATGTGTTCACTAAGAGGCAAAACTAATTTTTTACTAACAAATTCTTTCTCTGAATTTATAATACTTTTTTCTAAAGTACCAACTTGTGCTTGAAAATATTTTTCTGCTCTTTGTAAAGCTTGTGCTTTAGATAGTTTACTAGTAACAACAGCATCAGTACCATCTGATTTTAATCCAACTTTGATAGGGTTAGATTCACTTGCATTCTTTGTTAAATTTTGAAAAACTTTTGCCATGTCAAGCATAAAAGCTTTTTTAGATTCAGGACTATTATTAACTGTATTAAAATTAATTTTTCTAGGAAAGTAATTAGCAATAACTTCTGCTTCTTTTATACCTACTTGATTATAATAAGTTTTAAAACTATTTAAAAAATCTTTTATTCTTATTGCTAAATCTTGTGACTCTTGAGAAAATTTTCCTTTAGCTCCTCTAACAATTTTAAGAGCATCAGCTTGTGCTTCTATACTACTATTACCAATAACACCACCTTCACCATAGATAGCTCCAGTAAATTTTTGAAAAGATGTAACAGCAGAGCTTTCAATATTATTAGAATAACCTGTAAGTTTAGCTCCTTGTCCTTTTATTATTCTACCTGTCCAATCAAGTTTAACACTAGTATCAAACTTAGGAAACATCATATTAGAAAACTCATCCATAACAGGGCCACGTTGAGATAGCTTTGATGATTGAGTAGTTGAAAATCTTATGTTTAAACTTCTACCTAAATTTTTAATGTAATTAGAATCAAGTAACTTAGCAAAACCTTTTTGTTCTAGTAAAGGAATACCTGTAACTTTTCCACTTCTTAAAGCTCTACTCATACTTCCTAACACAAAACCACTTGCCATAAATCCATAAAAACCTTCATCAGTTTCAGCAAATAATGTACCTGCAGATGCTCCCATTGCTGCACCCACAAGAGGACGAGTAAAATTAATAGCGAGTGCTCTACCTACTTGAGATTTTAAACCACCTATAGCATGAACTTGTTTAACTAATTCTAAGTTATATTTACTTTCAGCAGTAGCTTGTTTTTCAAGAGCTTTTTTAGCTTCATTTCTTAGTTGAACTGAAAGTTTACTTAAGTCTTTTATGTTTGATAAATTTAAAAGTTTTCTTTCTTTAGGTTTTAAACCAGCATATATTTTTTTAAGACCTTTAGTATCTCCTTGAACTTCTTTAAGTTTTTGAATTACTTTTAAAACATTTTCTCTAGGTAAAATATAATTAACATAGTTGTTATCTTGAACAGCTAATTCTTTAAATAGTTTTTGTACTTCTGGAAGTTTACTTATTTTTTGTACGTCTGCTAATTGTTTAGCACTAAGGTTTAAACCTTTTATTTGATTTTCTTGTAGTAATTTTTTTACAGCTTCTTGTGTAACTTTATCTTTATTAAATAAATTAGGAGCAACTTTACCTGCTACTTTAGAAACACCAGCAGTAACTCCAAGAGCAATAGGAGATAATACTGCACCTGCAGCTGCACCTATAGCTATATCAGTACTAGTAACTTTTTCTCCGCTAGCTCCTTTTTTAATAGCAGTAGTACCTGCACCAACACCAGCTCCTAAAGCTGCTGTAGCTGCTGTAGCTGCTGTATATTTTTTAATTCCTTTGTAAGCTCGTCCTGCTTGTGCTGCTCTTGCCCAAGGCATAAGTAAATATACTGGGTCACTTACCATAACTAACCCACGACCACCCCATACTGCCGCATCATTATCATACTTACCATCTTTAAATTCTGGAAACTGTTCAAAAATTTCTCTTTGTCTTTCTTGTTCTAATTCTTTAGAAGTCTTAGTAGTAACAGCAGCTTTAGTTAGTCTGTATATATCACCAAGTAAATAAGTTTCTTGTGCCGCACCATATTGAGCCTTTTTAATATCAGAAGGTTCATCAAAATTAGTTATAATTGATTCTTCTGGTACAGTAGTTGTACTTATTCCTTGCAAATATGCAGGAATATTACTTTCTTCTTTAGGTTGTTCGGTTTCTAAACCTTGCAAATATGCAGGAATATTATTTACCATTTATTACTCTATTGTAATAGGTTTAAATTTAAGTGTAGAAATTTTTCTGCCTTGGTCATTAGTAGTTGTGTCAATGTAAGATTCATATTTAATACCATCTTTAGTAGTAACTTCATCTCCTATATTTAACATCATATTGTTACCTGCATAAAATTCTTCTTTGCCTGAAAAAGTTACATCTTTAGTATAAGAATTAAGATACTCAGCTGTTACTAAATTTTTTGCTATAACATTACCAAGTTGCATTTTAGAAATGTCAGGAACAACTTCTTCCATTTGTTTTTCTATAGTTACTTCAGATGATTCTTTTTCTTGATTTTTTTTCCAAAGATTATAAGCTTCCATTACATTTTCAGGAATTTCTGATTTTTGTTTATCATCTAATTCAAGTAATTTTTTATCTAATACTTCAAAAGTTCGTTCTTGACCATCTATAGTAAAACTATTTCCATCATCACTTATAGAAGGAATACTTTGATTTATTAAAGTATCTTCAGGTTTTAATATTTCAGCAGTTCTTTTATCTAACATATTATAAATATTAGATAAAGTTTTTCCTTTAGCTTCTCCTTCAGTTTCCATTAATTTATCTAACTCTTGTTTTAAATATGGCATAGTATCTACTAATTCTCCATTAGAGTTTTTAACTTGAGTAGGAATGTTTTCATATAAAGGTATAATACTAGTAGGAATTATATATTGTCCTTCTATTACACCACCAAAATCAAAACCATATTGGTTACTGCTAACAGGTAAAATTCTTCTATTAATTTCAATATTCATTCTTGCTGTTAAAGCACCAGTACTATTATCTTCTGGATTTTGAGTAGTCCAACCAGCTGTATGATAATTAGCCTCAACTATTTCTAATTGTATAATAGCTGCTCTATTCATTAAAGCAGCAGCTTCTGGTTTAACTCCACTAATTTTTCCGCTAGCATCAAGTGTGCTAAATTTTTCTAAATCTGAACCAGGAACGTTAGCTACTACAGCATTAGCTGTTATAGTTTTAAAGTCTGTTGATTGGTCATCTCTATCTTTATCATAAGTTATTTGAATTTGTTTAAAGATTGCGTTTTCTCTTCCATCTGTAAATTTTGGAACCTGTAAATCAATTGTTTCGCCAGTACCCCTATGAATAACTAAAACTTGTTCATCTGTTTTTCCAGAATCACTTCCTTCACCAGCTTTAAATTGATACTGTTTAGATTTTCCTGATAAGTCTGATTCTAAAACTGATTGATAACCAGCATCCATATCTCTTTGAAGTGTAGCAAGAGCTGCATCACCTGTGTCATCTTTATTAAATAATTTTTGACTTATTGTAGAAAAACTATTATCTGCAATACTTGCTTGAGCTAACTGAACTTTACTTGAATCAAAGTAATCTGTATAATTAGGTCTTTTAGGAAGAGCTGTTCCTTCATAAGTATATCCTGTAACTTTACCATCTTCTCCTACTACATCTTTTAGTTTATTTATTTCAGTATTAAGTTGAAAAGCTATACCACTATCATCATTTATTTTTGTACCAGTGTTAGGAATAATTCCTTTTGCTACTAAAACATTCATAGCAATATCTCTTTTACTAGCACCATTACTTGCTGAAGCAGATACTAAACTACTTAAAGCTTTGTCTAATTTATTAGTTGCAGCAAAATCTGTTTCATATTGAGCAGTTTCATTTGCAAATAATATATCAGCTCGTTGTCTATAGTATGCTTTATCAGCAGCAAGTTCTTCTCCTCTTGCTTTAATTAATTCTTGTCTTTCTCTCATTGCAGTTTCTGCTAAACCACCTGCAACTTGTAAAGCACCATCAGGATTTTTAACTGCTAATGCAAGAGCACCTATTCCTAGTGCACCCTTTAATACTTTTTTAAAATTATTTTTATTATCTTCTTGTCTAGCCATTATACTAACTCCTCTTCTTCTGTATCAGAAACTCCTAAGTCTTCTGCCTTAGGTAACTCTTTTACTCTTGCAAGTAAAGAAGGTTCAACACTAGATTTTCTAATTGCTTTTGGTTTCATATCTTTTAATTGTTTTTCTGACTCTTCCATATATATATCTTTTTGCTCATCATTTAAATCTTCATCTTCATCTTCATAAATTACAGGCTCAATATCATTTTGTTCTGCTATTGCAATAAGAAGATACATTAAAGGCTCAATACAAAGTAACATTAAGTCAGGATTAATCTTACCACTTGTCATAGAAGTATAAAGTATTACTTGAACCATTTCATCAATAGGAGTATTGTTTAAATACTTACCTAACAACTCTATATAGTTCTCTTCTTCAGTCATTTTTAAAAACAAGTCTTCAATAAAAGGTCTTACTTCAGTATAATCTGGTGCTGTTTCCCATGGAAATTTTGATTCAGTAGGGCTAGTTAAACTTTCACCTGGAGTAGGAGCATTAAAGGGGTCAACACTATTACCATCTCTTAAAGCTATCTGTCCTTTAGTGTCATTAATAGGAGCCTCAGCTTCTTGAGTTTCTAGTTGTTGTTGTATATTTATATTTTCTTCAGCCATTTTATTTATCCTTTAATAATTCATCCAAAGGGTTCTCTGGTAAATTTAATTTTTTCTTTCTTTGTTTTTCTTTTTTTTCTTTAAGTTGATTAAAATCAAACTCAAGTTGTTTTTCTATGTCTTCTTGTTTTTTCTGCGATTCTCTTTGGTTGCTTAACATGTTGTTTGCCCTTTCGAGTGCCTTTACGTTTAGCTTTAGTTGTAGCAGCATATTCGGCTGCAGTCAAAGACTTAATAGCAGCTGACGGAAGATAACGTTCTCCTGTTTCACTACTTTTTTTTCCAGATTTAGTTCGCCATACTTGTTTTGTCCACTGTTTAAGAGATTTTTGAGATTTTTTTAACGCCATAATTTAACTTTTGTAACCACCACCAGCAGCTTTATAAGCTTTAGCTAGCATCTGAGCTTTACGAGCAGACCATTGTCCAGCCTTACCACCTTTAGTGCCAGCTTTAATTCTATTAAATATACGCTTACGCATTGCAGGCTTAGTATAGTTACCAGCCTCATTTACTTTACTTTTAGCCATTTGTTATTTTCCTTTTAAATCTTTTGCCATTGTTGTTTCAAAGTTTGTTTTAATTTATTTCTTGATAACTTTTTTTTATTAGGAAGTACTTGACTTTGATTTTGATTTGTTTGTAACAAAATTTTTGCTACTGGATTACTTTTAAGTTTTTGGTCCATCTTACCAAGCTTTACAGCTCCAGTATCTAGCTGTTAATTTACTAAGTTTACCTTTATCACATCCATGTCTAGCTCTAAAAGATTTTTTACGAGCAGGAATGTTTTTCTTTATAGTCATATTAGCATCACCAAAACGAATCATCTTAATAGTCTTACCTTCTTTAGCTAACACTACAGATTTTTTACCGCCTTTAATAGAACGCTTTGGTTTATTGTAACCAGAAAATCTTTCTCCTCTGTATTCAATAGACATTATGCGTACTTACTACTTCCTTGTATATCTAATCTTTGTCTGTCAAAACCATCTTGAAGAGCTTTAGTTAACAGTGAACCACTTTTGTTATAACTTCCTTTTGAATCACCATAACTAGCTCCATAAGCTTCTAAAGAAGAATCACCATAACCAGTACTATAAGCACCTAATTGTTCTTGACCATCTCCTGCTAAGTAAGCTTGAGCATAATCAAGTGCTTTAGTTTTTCCTTTATCAAGTAAACTACTTGTTTTAGCATTTGCACTTATATCGTAAACAGGTGCGTCACCTACCTTAGTATAACTACCTGTTTGCCACATAGAAGAATCTCCTACTCCACCTTGTACCGATGATAGTTTAGCTTTAGAACCTGTATAACTATATGTACTAGCTGAATCTATATTAGGATTAGGTTGAGAAATTGTAAAGTCTCCTGAACTTGAGTAATCAATATCCCATGTTGTTTTTGTTCCTTGTGTAGTAGATGTCATACCATTACTTTTTGTATATTCATGTGCACTAAAGTCATCAAGTTTATAATCTTGTTTAATAGTGTTATGATATCTTTGAGCATCAGGTGTCATGTTTTCATAAATACCTTGTTTACTCCAAGCAGCATTTAAAATATTATATGACTGTGCATTAGCAGCATTAGCTACTGCCATATTAACACCACCAGTAGTAACTACACCACTAGACGCAGCAGTTGTTGCTCCTGAATAACTAATAATAGTTTGGTTTCCTACTGTAATAGGAGTTTGTGCTAAAGTACCCATACCTGCACGACCACTAAGTACATCACCAGTTCCACCTACAAGATTTTTAAATCCTTCTGAAAAATTTCCTTTACCAAAACTTCCTACGGTTTTAGATAAAGTTTGTGTTATACCTTTGTAAGTACTACCAGCAAACTGTGCACCTTTATAAGCGTAACTACCTAAAGTTTTCATAGCACCTCCTAGTCCTGAAGCAAATCCAGGTGCGACTCCACCAGGCATAAGGAAACTTCCAAGGTTACCCCAGGCTGTACTAGCTATACCGCCTAAACCTCCAAGCATCCAAGGCATAGCAAAAGATAAAGCCATCATTCCTATTGGGCCTATCTTATTACTAAACTTAGCAAACTTAACCATTGCACTCTTGCCAAATTTTTTAATTCCTTCCCAAGTTTTTTTACCAAGTTTTTTAATTCCTTTAGCAACTTTTTTTATAACCTTAGTAATAGGATTTTTTTTGACAATTTTTTTAACAACCTTTTTTACTTTTTTCTTTATCTTTTTAACTACTGAACCCATAGTTTTTTTCTCCTTTTGTAAATGCGTATCCTTGTTTTTTAATTTTTACTTCACCAAACTTATCGTGACCTAAACGTATCCAATTTATTTTTTGTTTGTCACCTACTTGTTCAGCTAAATTTCTTTGTGTCCACCTATGTAATGTAAGAATGCTACCATCATTACATATAGTATCCATGTGCCATATATTTTTTCCATTGTTCCACCAGCTTTCATCTTCTATTAAACCTGTTTGTTTAAATTTATTAGAAGATTTATTATTCATAAAAGCCCAACTAGTATAAGCAAAAGGTCTATCACCTCTTCTAAAAACTCTATACTGATTAAGTTTTATTGGTGGTAAAACTTGTTGTAAGATGTGTTCAACATCTCCTTTAAATATATCTTTGTATACATTAGCAGTTCCAACTAAATGAACTGCAGCTTCTACATCATTCATTGTTTTTTTTATTATTATTATTATAATAAAGTTATAGCAAACTCAGCTAACTTTCTAATATTAGCGTACCTATCTGCAGTTGCTGATTGCTCATTACCAAGAGCTGCAATAGCTATTTTAGCTTTTCTATCTTCTTCATTTTCTGATGACTCATATTCCCACTTTGCAGCATCTCTCATTTCTTGCCATAAGAAAGACAATCCTTGATTACTAAGATTAAAAGCATTCATTGCGTTAGCTTGATTAACTGCATTAACTCCAGCAGTATTAGCTGTGTTAGTTTGTCTACGCCATTGTACATTTGATTGTTCAATAGCTATAGAATTTTGTACATTAAACTGGTCTTTTTGAAATGCAAGTTGTGAATTAAATTGTTCTATTTGTGAATTCATTGTATCTTGTAATCGTTCAGCTTCAAGAGCATTACCTACATTTTGTGCAGCAATTGTATTAGTTTGTGTATTATTAAACTGTGTCATTGCATCAGCACGAGCAGAATTATTTTGTGCTATAGTAGAAGCAAGACTAGCCATAAACTGGTCTGTTTGCATATCACTAGTAGCATTAAATTGTTTAGCAGCATTGTTAGCAGCTTGGTCAGATAACATAGCTTGTTGTCTTTGTTGTGCAGTTAACATAGCAGCTTGTTGAGTATTACTAAGATTAGACATATCAAGTTGTAAAAATGATTGAGCATTTAATACTTGAGCTTGTTGTTTGTTATTAAGATTAGCCATATCCATAGAAGCAAGATTAGCTGCATTTTGCATTACAGCTTGCTGTGAATTACTAAGGTTTTGTAAATCAAAAGTTCTAAACAAATTAGAATTAGATATTACAGATTGTTGTTTGTTATTAAGATTAAGAACATCCATACCTGCTATAGTTTGTGCATTAGCAAGAGCAGCAGATTGTTGGTTATTCATTCCTGCTAGTTCCATTTGCTGTTGTAACTCGGCGTTACCTACAGATGTTTGTTGATTGTTAGCAAGATTTTGTAAACGAACTTGTTGTGATTGAGAGGCACTAGCAACAATAGCTTGTTGTTGATTATTAAGATTAGCCATTAACAACTGTTGTGTATTTTGTCCAGTCTGCATAGCAGCATCTTGAGTAAACTGTGCACCTGTTAACTGTGCTTGAAACTGTTGTTGTTTAGTTAATACTTCAGCTTGTTGTTGATTGTTAAGATTAGCCATAGCAGCTTGTTGTAACTGTGTAGCATTAGCTTGAGCAATTGGAATAGCACTTTGAATAATAGAATTAACTAAAGCTTCTCGACCAATAGAAGAACGACTCATTCCTCTTGATGCAAGATTTTTATCTACAGCTTCAACTGCAGCTCTTGCCCATGTAGGAATAGTACCACTATCAATACCATCTAATAACTTTTCCATTTGACCTGACACAAGAGTATCAGCAGGAAGTGAAGCTATCTGTGCATTAACTGCAGCAGGTTGACTTACAGTTGCAGCAGTTATTGCCGCTGGATTAGTACCAACAGCTCCTTGAATATTAGCAGGTAAACCTGCAGTTTGTGCAGCTATTGTAGCTTTTTGTCCAGTAATAGCAGCAGCTAAAGCTTGACTACTAATTGTACCTTGTGCAGCATTTGCAATTGCTTGTGCTCCAGGATTTGCAGAAGCACCTGTAACACTAGAAGCAGTACCAGATTGAGCAGCTACTTGTCTAGTTGCAGCAAGATTAGATTGAGTTGCACCAGTTGCAGTAGCACCTTGACCTATTGTAGAAGCAGTCATACTTGTTGGTTGAAGTGTAGTAGGAGTTGCAGCAGTTGCTGAAGTACCTGCAGTTGCACCAGTAATAGTACCAGCAGATATACCTTGAGTTCCTACAGCTGTAGTACTTGCTTGTCCAGCAGCACCTTGTTTTAAAACATCTACTCCACCTTCTTTTAAAACACCAGTTTGTTTAGTATAAGTTTGTTTAGCGTCTGCTGCTATTCTAGGGTCTTCTACTTGAGTAGAAAGATAGTCTTGTATATTTGTTTGACCTGTGCCCTTTTTATTAACAGTGCCTTTAGCTTTTGATTCGGTTGGTATTGCCATAATTTATCTTCTCTTTCCTTGACCTCTATAAGGTTTGAAGTTTGCTCTCTTTTTTTTATTCATAGTACTAGTTATTGGATGCCTACCCATAGATGTTCCTTTTGGTGTGTGTATATGACCTTCTTGTGATTTCCAAATCTTTGCCATTAGTTACATAAAAGTTCTTAAAACAATAAACATCATCTGAGCAAAAACAGTAGTACCAATAAACCATACTAAAGCACGCAGTTGTCGCATGTCTTTTTCAATATGAAATAAATGATTGTCTTTTAAAACTCCTAGTTTACTATCCATTAGTTCAAG